TCTTACAAAATTAATAAACAGATTTTTAGACAACCAAACACAAATAATATTAAAACACGGTGGAACCATTGATAAATATATGGGAGACTGTATAATGGCATTTTGGGGTGCACCACTTGATGATGAAGATCAAGTACGCAATGCAACAAAAGCGGTTCTTGAAATGAAAGAATCTTTAGGAGAATTAAATGAAAAGCTCAGAGAAGAAGGCTTGGATCAAATTAATACAGGAGCGGGAATCAATACAGGGCTCTGCGTCGTGGGAAACTTTGGTAGCTCCAGCCGTTTTGATTATAGCGTGCTTGGGGATTCCGTTAATTTGGCTGCTCGTTTAGAATCAAGCTGTAAGGAATATGACACAGATTTAATAATTTCAGAGTATAGTCTACTTGATGATTATGATTACGAATTTTTAGACGAAGTAACCGTAAAAGGAAAGAGTGAACCAGTTAAAATCTATACCATCAGAAAATAGATCTTGACAAATTACCTCTGTTTTGTTATAATTACAAACATAAGAAGAAAAATTCTTCAAGATATTTAGGGAATAAACATGGACGCCAACGAAGTCGCCGCAGAATTAGCGAAGCACGAAGCTGTATGCGCAGAAAGATGGAAAACTGCGTTTAACAAGTTTGAGGACTTGGAAACTACTATCGGGCGAATTGAAAATATACTAATTGCTTGTGCAGGAACAATTATCGTTGGAGGCGCAGGAATTTTATGGACTATGCTGTCCATGTAATAGAGGAAACTATGGAAAAAGAATATCAAACAAAAGTCATGAAAGCGGAAGTTAAAAAAGTCAAAAAAGAACTTCCAATCTTTCAAAAAAGAAATCATTGGTGTTTTAGACATGAAGGAGTTTTACATAAATTTGATTCTAAGTCTGAAGCAGAAGCAAAATACTTAGAGTTAAACTAATATGACAACCAGTATTGAAGAAGCTTTGAAAAAAGCAGTTGAGAAAGTAGACTCAACAACCGTAAAAGAAGGTGAAGGCGCCGAAGAAAGTAAAGAACTATCTGCTAGAGTGAAAAAACTCATGGCAAGAAGAACTAACTTACTACGACGAAAGAGAAGTAAATTACCATCATCAATTAGATGAAGAAAAAACTCTCCCACGAAGAACGTTGGAAGATTTGTCAGGACTGTCCAAACTTAAATAAAAAGTGGAAGTTTTGTAAAATCTGTCATTGTTTTATGCCTCTCAAGACCAAGTTAAGATGGGCAGAGTGTCCCGAGGAACCACCCCGATGGACATAGGAGTGATGCATGGCTATGCACAAAAAGAAAAAGCGTGGAAAGAAAAAGCGATCCAGAGGATAGCATATTACCAGACTTTATGATCTGGTTAGATTATTTTCGTATGATAAAATATGTGTGTCCCTGGTCTTATGATTCTTTCATAGCGGGTACAACAAAGATTGTTCCTTACGATTACGAAATGCTTACGCTTTTTGAGATGAATTGGGAGCAAGAACCTTGGGAGGTGATTCTTTACGTGATGGGTGATGACCTAACTCTTGACGAGATTGATGAAATAGTGGAGAGTAGAAATAATCTCCAGAACAAATGCGAATATTTATGGTCGCACCCATCCTTTTCTAAGGGCGGAAATAATCAAGCACCAAAAGCTATAATTATACAGCAAGACCGACAAAGGTTAATGGAACTAAGAAATGCCAGCAAGAAAAGTAAAAGGCGGATGGAAATGGGGCAAGTCAGGCAAAGTCTATAAGACTAAGAAAGAGGCCGAAGCCCAAGGCAGAGCGATATACGCTTCTGGTTATAAGAAAAAGAAACGTGGCAAGAAATAGTTTTTTAAATGAGTCTTATTTTAATGTTGCAAGAGGCAAAATAAATAAAGCTTCGTCTGTACATAAGTTTGGTAGAAATCCAAATGTAGGCGGTGCTCCAGAAACAATATGGGAACAAGGTGGCATTTATACTTACTTGACAGTTGCCTCAACAGTTTATGTGTCTGGAGCTGATGCACAAGATGCTGCATCTGGAACAGGTGCTCGTACCGTTACAGTCCAAGGATTAGATGCCAACTATAATGAAATTGAAGAAACACTTACAGTAGATGGTGCAGTTTCAACTAAATCATTTTTAAGAGTTTTTAGAGCCTTTGTTGCTACAGCAGGTTCATTACAAACTAATAAAGGTGATGTGTTGGTATCAACAGGTGCAAGTGGTGGCGGTACGGTATTGGCAAAAATTGCAACAATTGGTACAGGTACAGTATATGGTCAAGGACAAACAAATTTGTCATTCTATACAATACCTGCTGGAAAAACAGGTTATTTAACAAATTGGAATGTAGGAGTAGGTGCTTATAATGACGCCGTAACCGCTAACTTATATACAAGAGAAATAGGCAATGGTTTAATTTTTAGAACAAGAGACGTTATGGATGTTCCAGGCGGACTTCATCAAAGAATATATCAAGTACCATTTCAGTTATCTGAAAAAACAGATATTGAAGTTAGAGCAATTGCTTCAACAGGTACAAATATATCATCAACATTTGATATTATACTGATTAATAATAACTAAAATGGCAAGAAAAAGAGCAAAAAAGAAACCAGTACCAACAAATCCAAGACTCTACGCGCAAGTAAAAGCAGAAGCAAAAAGAAAATTTAAGGTATACCCAAGTGCATATGCAAATGGGTGGTTAGTAAAAACTTATAAGCAACGTGGTGGAAAATACCGAATGGGAGTTGCAAGGAAAAAGAAAAGATGATAGATTATATCAAATTAAGACTTACTCAATTTTGGAACATACTTATTGGTAAAGACGAAAATTGGGACGGCTCAGTAGATATCAAAGATAGTTTGATAAAAGCTGAAAAGAAAGCAAAAAATGAAGGCTAAATTACTAGGTAACGGAAAATTTGAAATAGTAAGCAAAGATGGTCACACAGATGCAGCATCTGTAATAAAATCTTGTAAAACCATAATTTCACACTCTCAAATGATTTTAGATCATTTAACAAACCCAGAAGCAGATTTGCCTACTTGGTTTACAAATAAAATAGCAATTTCAGAGTATGAAGTAGTATCTGCTGCAAACTATATCGCAGACGGAGAGATGGATCACCATCAAGATGGCTAAACCAAAAGGTGGATTAACTAGATGGTTTAAAGAAAATTGGGTTGATATAAGTCGTCCAAAAAAGAAAGGAAGATATCAACCTTGCGGTAGACCTAAAGCAAGAACTGCTAGAGGTGGTTACCCGAAATGTGTCCCTGCTCGCGTGGCAGCAAAGATGTCAGCGTCAGAGAGAAGATCGGCTGTTCGCCGAAAAAGAAGTAAGGCACAAGGCGTAGGTGGAAGACCAACTATGGTTAGTACCTTTACTAAAAGAAAGCGAAGGAGCAGCCGAAAGAAGAAGTAGGCATATGGAAAACCAAGAGGTAGTTAGAGAAATACTACAAGTTGTAAAAATGTCCAAAAAACTAAGATCCGCAATTTATCAAAAACTTGTTTGGGGTCAGGAACTTCGCAATCTTTTAAACCTACCAAGGACATCAATAAATAAAGAGCGAATCCAAGAACATTGGGCAAACGGAACAGATCAAAGTTTATAGAAATGGCATTTATGCCAAGTTACTTTTAAAGTAAAAAGGAAGAAAAATGGCAAGAACAGGTGGATTTTTAAGTGGACCAACTGGCGTACATAATACTCAGAAAATTCGTAAACACGTATTAAGAAGAGGTCTCACAAGAGATTTGAACGCAGCAGCTGGCACTACTGTTAATAGCAAAAATCCTGGAAGTTTAGAAACTTTCAGATACGCAACTGCAGCAAAAGCAGTTGGACCAAGATTTGGTAAAACCGCTAATCCAAGACGCGCTAGTTTTGGTAAAAGAGGTGCAGGGCGGATATTACCTAGGCGCGGAAGATAAATATTTTACACGACGACTTTCATAAATTTATGAAAGCAGGACGACTTAGTAAAGTCGTAAATACAGTATTAAATGGCACTAACAGCAAGCGAAAAAGCAAAACTAAAAAGGTACGGTCTCAGCGGTTTAAACAAACCAAAGAGAACACCTAAGCACCCAACTAAAAAAGCTGTAGTGGCAACTCGCGTTGGTAATCGTATAAAGATTATTCGCTTTGGAGCACAGGGTATGGGGCATAATTATAGTCCTGAAGCCCGAAGAAGCTTCAAAGCAAGACACAGAAGAAATATCGCTAGAGGTAAATCTTCTGCTGCCTACTGGGCAGATAAAGTCTTTTGGGCAGGTAAGGGAGGTTCCGTAAAAAGACCTCCTAAGTCTCAAAAGCATGTTAAAGGAAGAAAAAGAAGGAGAAAGTAATACATGAGTATTCCTAAAATGATAGATAAAAGACAAGCGTGGCTAGATGGAGTCTCGGTTGAAGCTATGGCAGTTTTATCTAAACTAACAAAAAGAACCAAAGCAGGAATTACACTTTCTGACAAGGAAGATATGATGTTAGAACTTTGTAGTGGATACTTGTATATGCTTAGTCTTTGTAAAGAAGAAGGACTTTTTGATTCCGATGACCCGTTTAACTTATTTAACAAAGAGACTCTACATTGATTGAAATAAGCCGTTCAGACATAGCGTCTAACTATCACATGGATCTTTCTTCGGAGGATCGCTTTATCAAGTTACCTATTGAGGGGTATCTTGAATTATTGGGCATAAACCCCAACACATCTCAAACTGCAATTATCAATGCAATTAATAATCCCAAATATCGTTTTGTCTGTGCGGCTGTTTCCCGTCGTCAAGGCAAGACATACATTTCAAATATCATAGGACAGTTAGTTTGTTTAGTACCAAACTCTCATGTGCTACTGATGTCACCAAACTACTCACTATCTCAAATCTCATTTGACTTACAGAGAAATCTCATCAAGCATTTTGATTTAGAGGTAACACGAGACAACGCAAAAGATAAAGTTATTGAACTTTCAAACCAATCAACAATTCGTATGGGTTCTATCAATCAGGTAGACTCTGTTGTTGGTCGTTCGTACGATCTGATTATCTTTGACGAAGCCGCACTTACTGATGGTAGAGACGCTTTCAATGTTGCACTACGTCCTACACTAGATAAAGATAATTCCAAAGCAATTTTTATTTCTACACCTCGTGGACGTAATAACTACTTTGCGGAATTTTACTATCGTGGATATTCAGACGAGTTTCCAGAATGGTGTAGTATAAAAGCAACTTGGCATGAAAATCCTCGTGTATCCGAAGATGATATCAAAGAAGCAAAGAAAACAATGTCTGAAGCAGAATTTAACCAAGAATATCTTGCGGATTTCAATGTATTTGAAGGCCAGATATGGAGATTCAATCATGAACAATGTATTGCAAACTTTGAAGAAATAGAAACAGGCAGAATGGATGTCTTTGCGGGACTTGACGTAGGTTATAAAGACCCGACAGCATTTTGTGTTATTGCATATGATTGGGACACCGAAACTTATCATGTACTAGATGAGTACTATGATTCAGAAAGAACTACAGAACAACACGCGGTGCAGATTCAGAAGTTAATTCGTAAATGGGATATAGACTATATCTATATTGATTCTGCAGCTCAACAAACAAGATACGACTTTGCACAAAACTATGATATTAGTACTATTAATGCAAAGAAATCAGTATTAGATGGTATAGGACATGTAGCAGGGATTGTAGATAATGACAAGCTACTCGTTGACCAAAAATGTAAAGAAGTGCTAATGGCTTTAGACCAGTATCAGTGGGATCCAAATCCAAATCTTATGAAAGAGAAACCAAAACATGACATGGCATCGCATATGGCTGATGCTTTACGATACGCACTCTATACATTTGAAACTAGTGTCACTTCGTTTTAATAAGACCTGTAAAAAACAGTTCTTGACATATGATGTGACTTTTTGGTATAATTCTAATTAAGAGTGGAAATATGGATTTAAAGAGAGATTTAGTTAAATATGTGAGAGATAAAGCTAAATCACGATACAAAAAAGGAAATAGTTGTTTCATTTGCGGAGACAACGAGAATTTAGATTTTCATCATTTTTACGGTTTAACGGAATTACTAGAAACTTGGTTAAAAGAGAAGAATATAATTATTGAGAACGAGCAAGACATACTAGGAATTCGTGAACTGTTCATTGATGAAAACATGGAAAAAGTTTACGATTATACAGTAACTCT